GATATAACAACTAAGTATTTACCTGCCTCTAAAGAAGACGATTTCATGAAGAAGATTGAGGAATACTTCAATGGATTAAAGGGTGAAATTACAACGCTGACGGATCAGAGAAATGCTTACAAGGATGCAATTGATAAGGCAGTTAAAGTTCTGACGGAGGTAGATAAATGACAGAAAACATTATTATTGCCATCATCGGGGCGATCGCTTCGGTGGTGGGATCGGCAACATTAGTAAATTACAGACTCAAGAAACTGGAGGAAAAGGTCGATAAACACAACGGCTATTCAGACACAATCGCTCAAATGAAGACTGACATTGCCGTTATGAAGAACGACTTAACCTACATAAAGAATGCAATTTCGAGATTGGAGAAAGCATGAAACTTAAGAATCAGAATTTTATCGACGGGGTCTATCATCTCAAAAATGAAATTGAAGAAGAAAAACCCGTAGAACGATCTCAAAAACCGAAGGAAATTGAAAAGAAACCTTCGAGAAGAAAAAAGAAAGGAGAATAACCATGGCATTAAACCCTACATTTGGTGCCCCCGGAAAAGGAACCATAGGCGCAACAACACCAACATCCAGAGCAGGATATGGTAATTACAACAAAGCAAAAGATGTTTTGAAAAATGTGTTCGCTAAGACGGGCAACGACGCCAATTCAGTCATGCAGAGAACTAAGGCTTATGTAGACAGCCAAAAACCACAGACGCCAGCCTACTACGGCGGTGGTGGCGGTGGCGGTGGAGGCTATTCCCTTGCTTATGAACAGCCCGATTACTCCGGTTGGTTTAATTCTCTGATGGATATTTCCAATCAGAAATACGAAGCGTTAAGACAAGCGATCGCACAGTCCCTGCAAAAAGCTAACAACGACATTGATTGGGATTATGCATACAACAGAAAGAAAGCGGGCAAACTGTACTCTGACCAGAGAAACGGTCAAGGGTTAAGCGCTCAGACAATGTTGATGGCAAACCGTGACCGGAGAAAAGAAGAAGCAAGAAATACCGCAAGCGATAACATGTTGAAGGCTATTTCGGGTCGTTATGAGGACTTGGCTGGGCTGACATCACCGTTGTCTAATATGGACAGCAACACTGTTGACACTATTTCAAGTTGGCTTAAGAGATTAAACACATCAGCTTAGGGAGGGATTCGTCCCTCCTTTTTATTTAGGGAGGTATTATGCCAAGAATAACAGTACAAACTGACGAAAAGAAACCTACACAGAACACGCAGAATACCAAAACCCAAACCAACAAAGAAGCAATTGCAAACATCAACAGAACGGGAACGGTAAGCGGAAAACCAAGCGGAGTTAAAAACATATCGGCTCCTATTCCTAAAGCAAACGACAACACCTTCAACCTTGCAGGGAACAACTCACAACAGGCTATTGGAACGCCTAAAATGACCGGCACATCGAAGGTAAATGTTTTAGGGAAGGCGACGCCCGGTGAAAAGGGAAAAACGTTTGTCTCTTCGTCTCCCTCGTTTAACTCCTATGAAGCAACGCCCAATTTGAAAAAGGTTCAGCCGGTTCTTAGTAGCATAGCCGACGAATCCAACAAGAAGGTCGCCAAAACGATAGCCGATCTTGGGAAAGCCTACGAGGCAGGAAAAGCTCAAGCCATCGACTATACCAAATCCACAGTCGCCTATCAAATCTACGATAAGGCACAGCAGTTCAAGCAGGAAAAGATAAACGAGAAGGCCGACGCCAATTTAAAGCAAGCCGAAGAGGAAGCAAAGAGTTTAACCCGTGAAGAATGGGATCTTGCAGTAGACGAAAACGGTGAGATAAAAGACTTCACTCCAGAAATCAACAAGGTACAAGGCGAGATCTCCGTTTTGGAAGAAACTCTTAACGGTGCAGATCCAGCCATGTTCCCAAACGAAGTTGCTAGACTGGAAGAATTGCGTGGCCGTCTACAGAGCCTCCAAAGCCTGAAGGACCGTGTAACATCCGCCCAAGAAGTGTATCTTCACAATAAACTGGCCAGCGACGGAAGAACAGAGGAACTCAGCGCTTTTAGAGAACAACTATCGCACAAAAACGACAACATGTTGCAAAGGGCAGGGTCCGCTACAGAGCATTTGGCGGTAACCACTCTTAACTTAATCCCAACAACCTTCGACCAGTTGGAACAGATGATTCACGACAACACTGCTTCCGCCAACCTTGACGAGATCGTAAAGGAACACGAAGCAGGGAATATCAACGACGAAGATTATGAGGACATTCTTGCAAGGCTACAGGAATACAAAGACCAGCACCTTGCTACCAATTCAGATAATATTTCACAGCAAATCAGAGCATACGCAAATCAACTGAGCGCAAACACTTACTACGGAGCAAATGACACGGAAAAGTTCATCTTGCAAGCCGGGGAGTCTACCGCTCAGTTTTTAGTTCACTACGCCATCGGGAAAGCCATCGCAGGTGTTGCGTTCAAAGAAAGCAGACTGCTTGAGCTTGGTAAACAGGCCATCGAAGGAAGTGGGGGCTCGCTTGTTGGCTTAACAGGTCCACAGCTTATAACTGCTGGCCAAAATGCGGTTGGTGCTCAGTTGTCAACCCTGTCGATGTCACTTGTTAGTTCGACAGAAAAGATGAACGAATTGCTTTCGCTGGGTGTTGATTCACAAACGGCCTCACTGAACGCATTTTTAACCGGTTTCACATCATACATGACCGAACAGATCGGTATGGATAACTTGGTTGAAGCGCTGAACTCACCAATGACCAAAACAATGATTGGCGAAATGCTCTGGACGTATGGAAAATCCGGTGCCTCAGAAGGTTTGGAAGAAGTTGTCGAAGGTTTGATCGACCCGGTAATCGACTACTTAACACTTGGAAAACCATACGAGATCCATGGAGGAGAACTGATGATGGAATTCTGGCTGGGCGCAACATCGGGCGTCGCTATGGCTGGGCTTGGCTCGGTCAACACGGCTGTAACCAATACAGTTAACACATTAAGGCTCAACGGTATTGAAGACATGAGGGGCGCTAGGGATTTTATTCAGAACGCCAAACAAGCAAGAAATACCGTTATGGGGTCCGACATCGTCATTCAGAACAGGAAACAAAGGGAGCTCAGACTGGCTGACGCTAAAAAGCTATCTGCTCTATATGGCCAATTAACACCGGAACAGCAGGAATACGCACGTTCCCTCATCGATAAAGCCAATCAGGAAATTAAAACATACGACAGCAAGGCCATGCTTGGAGTTACGTTCTCCAGCGATATGGTGGAAACGCCATCCGAACAGGAGATCGACAGCACGGTTGTCCAAACTTTGACGCCAGACTTTAACGAAGAGATTAGAACAGAGAAATCCTTTGTTGAATTTGAAGCTAAGTTGGACGAATACACCGCACAACAGCAGGAAGTTAGGGAAGCCAATACAAGAACGGCCGAGGTTTTAAACGCCAACGGGTATGACATTGACGCCGACGTATTCAATTCGTTAGACGAGAAACAACAGAGACAAGCGTTACTGGCGAAGGATTTTGCCAAGGCGCTGAATTTGGATATCGAAATTGTGAATAATATGAGGCCTAAAATTCATGGGTCCCATTCCAGATCCACAGGAAAGATCCAGATTGACGCAAGTGAAGGGAAAAACCCGGTCCTGCAAACGCTTGTTCACGAGCTAACCCACGGTACAGAAAATGGCAGTTTATACCAGAAGTTTAGAGAAGAACTGAAAAACAGCTATTCCGATGAACAGTGGGCTGAAATGGTACAGGCGAAAAAGGATTCTTACGCTAACTCCGAAGGCGCCAACCAAAAACTCACTGATGACGATGCCGAAAGAGAAATCGTTGCAAGATATGTTGAAGACAGATTCAAGGGTGTTATAGATGAGGAATTCCTCAACGACTTAATTAAGTACAACTTCTCTTGGGCTTCCAGACTTCAGCAGAACATGAAGGCGTTCTTCTCAGATGACAGCAACGTTAAGTTCAAAAACACGTTTGAGAGGATATTCAAAAACGCCCGTGTTGAGAGGATTAATGAAACACTCCAAGCAATCAAAGAAGGTTATACCGGCATGGTTGGCGACAACTACGTCAGCCCTAATGAATTGCAGATGTCCGCCGAGCAGTATGACGTCACAGGCAGGGAGATCCTGAAAAAGTATCTGTCCGATCCTGAAAACGATATTTCGGAGAAATCGAAAAACGCCATCTTAGACAGGATGGAAGAAGTCTACAAGGTTATGAGGGACTTCCAAGAAACCGGAAAGTTCCCTGAATTCTCCAAGTGGCAGGATATGTACTACACCGTAGACAACAGGGGCGACTTATCGGTAGTCATCAACAATGGCGACTACGAACTGAACATCGACTTCTCTACGGTATGCAAGAAGAGAAAGATGATGGACAAAGTCATCAACGCTCTCTCTACAAACGGCTACTTAAATAAAGCCCTGAAGAACGTTGAAATCGCCAAGCTGAGAGAAGTGATCGAGAAGCACGGCTTTGAAGTTGCTTGCGGTATGTGCTTTGTTGATACCAAGAGGTTCAATCAGGGCTCATGGGCTGGCAAGTTCGAATCCAAGTGGAACGGTTTAATCGACCAACTGTCTGGTGCTATGGATCTTGACGACGCTCAGGTAAACACCTTCAACTTCCAAGAAGGAAGAACGGAAGCAACTCCGGGACTGGCGAACATTGATTTCAGCGATCCTAAGTTGGCCTCTTTTGTCGCAATGAGCGAAGGTGGAAGTGAATTGGCCAGAATGGCTAGGGCTTTAATTTCCAACCCTGAACTGAGAGCCAAGGTTTCCACCAACGACATGTACGGTTCCAGAGGCTTTGAAGCAATCCAGAACGCAAGCCCTGAGCTGTTCAAACTGGTCAACGCAAGTGGTGGTTCATCCAAGCCTAAACTGGCCCACACCGAAGTTACCTACATGAACGAAATCATCAACAGCCCTAAGTTCAACCCGGACGAGGCGAGAAAAGTTGGTGGCGTTAGATTGCAGTCGTTCAGTGACTTCATGACCAACATGGTGTTTGACTACGTGCAAATGTTCTCCGACATGGAAGCGAAAGGCTTAACTGGCCATTCCTACACCAAGGTCAAAGAGTACGCTCTGTTGTTTGGCAAGACTGGCATGAAGATTAACCTTTCCTTGATACCAGCAGGATTTGACCCGGATGTTTACACGGCCGAGCAGATCGCCAACATGAAAAAGAACGACAATAAAGCGTTCCAGAAACTGAAGGAAAACGCTGGCCTGAAGGAAAATGGCGACTACATGTTTGATAAGGAATCATTCGATTTCGATCTTGCGGTAGAGATCCAGAATCTGGAAGGTTACGACAAGAACGTTGGCACGATTTGTGTAGGTGTAAGTGATAAGCACATTCTCAAACTGTTAGGCGACGATAATATCTGCATGGTTATTCCTTACCACAGATCCGGTATATCTCCGCTCGTTGCAGATAAGATGGGCATATCCACGTTCAACGACTACACCAACAAACAGAACACCCGTTTCAAAAAGTCTGATGGAAAGCCGGGCAAGAAGATCGGCAAGGCGTTTGATTTCAACTTCTATGAAGGCTCAGACGCAAACGGCAAACACTTCGCTGGTATGATCGAGAACAACTACGACGCCAAAAAGACCGCCGAGAATTATCTTGCGTGGTGTGACGAGAACAACTACTTCCCGAAGTTTGGTGACAACCCGGAGATCCGCAACCATCCTAACTATTACAAACTGTTAATCGACTTTAGGGCCTACGACAAAAACGGCAACGTTGCGCCACAGGTTCCTGTAAAGATTAGCGGTGACAGTGGTATTGGAACGGATTTCGTTGAGTTAGACACAAAGGCAAACCCGAAGCTTGCTGAACTGTACGGAAATGATGTTGGATTCAAAAACGTTCTTGAAAAAGGTTTGGATGTTTACGAAGACACCGAGGCTAGACAGAACGAATACGTTGAACCTATCATGAACGAAATGGTTCAGGTGTTAGGCTTAGAGCCTGACATGCAACTTTCCGCAGAAGATAACGAAGACGTGGCACAAAAAATGGCCGGACTTGGCGTCAACCTAGAAGAAACAATCAGAACGGGTTCCGTCGGCAGTAGCTCGGCATTCTACAGCGGTGAAGGTTTTTCCCCTAGCACGGTTGCCCATGAAGCGTTAGAAAAGATAAATGAAAGATTTGGCAACAGCGAGAGGGTCGCAACAGTCGAATCTAACGGGGCCAGAATCAGGTGCTCTACGGAAAGTTTGAAACACGGAATGAGAAGCACGAGCAGTAGCTCTGGAAGGGCAACCGCTTTCGTTGTTTATCATGCCGACGAGGCGATCGCAAGGGCACATAAAATTAACCAACTTAAACCATCAAAAAAACACCCTAAAGGGCAGGATGTTTATCTAAGCCTTTTGTTTGATGACGAGGGCAACGCTTACCCGACAAGAATACTGGTAGACAAAAACTCGTCCATGCTGGAAAACATGTCAATAGTTGACAAATTATATGCCTCAAAATCATTTAAAAAAGAAGTGGCTTTCCTTTCGGAACCGTTTAAAAACGGAACCACTTCCTCTACTATTACTGTAAACGATTTGGCAAAATTGGTCAAGGACAACTACGCTGACACGCTTCCACAGATTGTTTTGGACGGGCTAGAGATGGAAAGACCGAAAACCGATCTAAGTGAAAATGTAATGCTTTCGGCTGACGATGAATACAACGAAGCGGTTGCGAAGGGTGATCTTGAAACAACTAAAAAGCTGTTGGATGCGGTTGCCAAAAAGTCTGGGTACTCTACCAAAGTCTTCCACGGAACGCCAGATGGCGATTTTAATACGTTTGACCGTGGCGGAGAGGGCTTTAGCTGGTTTACAGAAAACAGCGGTTATGCGTTAAACTACGCCAACGGAGACGTTGATACAAGTACGATATTTGAGGGCTACCTTAAAGATGGGAAATACCTCGATGTCGGGAACATTGAAGGCGACATAACCACGGAAGGTGGGGAATGGGTAACCAATAGCAAAAACACGGATGATTGGGAATATAAACTTAAAGGGGAATTCACTGACGAGTTCAAAAAGCTTTCATCGCTTGTTGGTATGTCCCCGGACGAGTTGTGGAACAAGTTAACCAATGACCGGTACTTCGACCAATCGGGTGGGAAGATTTTCAGTGCAACACGTACAAAAGCTTTTGCTGATATCGTCCGAGACATGGGGTATGACGGAATCGAAGCGACGGAAGGCAAAAATGGCGTCAAGACATACGGCATTCTTAATAGTTCCTCATTCAAACGCACGGGAAGGTACAAAGGCGAAGCTGGTTTGCTCGATGAAAAGCAGACCATTGACGATGTTGTAGAAAGAGATGACTACGGTAACGTTATCCCGTTAAGTGAAAGGTTCAAACAAGAATCCGACGACATGAGATATTCCGCCGATGACACCGAGCCTATTTCGCCAGAGCAAGCTGAAGACAATGTCTTAACGGTTGCCGATGACGTACTGCCTCTCAAGAAGAAGGTTGATAACGCCAAGAACGTTACGGCCAAGATCCTGAAAGACATGCCGAAAGCGGAAACAGCCAGCGAGAAATTCCAGCGCAACAAGGAAATCTTCAAGCGCCAAGTTATTGACCACTTCTATCCTTTACGTGAACTCGGAAGGGAATGGAAGAACAAAAAGATAATCGCATACGCCGACAACACTTTATTTGCACCGGGCATGGCTTCAAGGGCCATCATGGAAGGCGTTAGAGAGGTTGGCACAAGAAACAGCAAAACAATGTCCAAGAGCCTCGTTGAGGCTTTTACTATGTCACCGGAAGCCCGTGAACACTTCGACGAGTATATGTACCACTACCGCAATATCGATACCTCAACACAAGGCGATAGGCTAGGTGGCGACTACAAGAACAAGTATGTTTTCGGTAATCCTGACGTAGACGCAAAAGTTTCACAGGAGATTGTCAACGAGCTGGATCAGAAATATCCAGAGCTGAAGGAACACGCAGAAATGATGTGGGAGATCGGCAGGGCATTGCTGAAACTTCAGGTTAAAAATGGAGTTATATCTCAACAGCAGTACGACAACTTCCAGAAGGCGACACCTCACTACGTTCCTATTGTGAGAAACATTGACGGTGGGACCGGCGTAATGGCGCTGGACCCGAACAAAGCCATCAAGAAGTTCAAAGGCTCTACCATCGATATGGCCCCGTTGGAACATGCAATGATTAAGTTATTCCAGAATACCTATTCGGCTATAACTAAGAACCAGTTACACAACGAGATAATCAATACGATCTCAGGTTTAAATGAATCCGGCGTGATCGAAGATGCTACAAGCCTACCGCTGGCGGACGATTTGGATGGCAATGCACAGGGCATGTTCAACAGAGGCTATAACCCATTGGGCGAGGACCCGAACGGTAAGACAATGTTTGCCTACAAAGACGGCAAGAAGATTACGGTCCCGATCGACGAGGAATTGTACATGGCGTTATCGCCTAGACAAAACCCGTTAGGATTGAATGATTCTACCGTTTTAACCTCAATAAGCAACATCAGGCGTAATTTGATTACCGGATGGAACCCGTTGTTTGCTGTTACCAACGCTGTAAAGGATATTCAGGAAGCTTACTTCAACACGAAGTTCTCATGGCCTGAATACACCAGAAGCTATTTGGAAGCATGGGGGCAGATATTTAGCAAAGGTGAATTATACCAGTTGTATATGACCAATGGCGGTGGCCAGAACTCTTACATCAACGAGTTAAATGTTGAACAGTGGCAGGGCAACACCAACGCTTGGAAGTCCTTCAAGAAGGCAATGGGCACCATTTCCAAAGTGAATGACGTCATCGAAACCTTGCCGAGATTAGCCGAGTTTATTGCGTCGATCCACGATGGTCAAAGCGTTCAGGAAGCGATGTACAATTCAGCGGAAGTAACAACTAACTTCAAACAGGGTGGTGATTTAACCAAGTACCTGAACAGAAACGGTTTCACTTTCTTAAATGCTTCGGTTGTAGGTTTTGACAAACAAATGCGCAACCTCAAGGACGCAAAAGACGCCGGGGTTAAGGGAATGCTCGCCTATATGGCGAGAGCCACTTTGACTGCCGGTATCCCATTGTTTATCCTCAACAACCTGATGTGGGATGACGACGACGATTACAAGGAATTGTCCGATTACATCAAGTCAAATTACTACTGCGTGAAAAAACTGGATGACGGAAAGTTCGTTCGTATTCCAAAGGGCCGTGTATCAGCGTTCTACCAAGAATTTATGCAGAGCGGTATAGACACACTCAAAGGAAAGAAACAACTTTGGGAAGCACTGTTAGATAGCGCTACGTCTCTTATGGACAATATTGCTCCTAACAATCCGTTAGACAACAACCTAATTTCGCCATTGTGGCAAGCGTTTACCAACAAAGCGTGGTACGGCGACCAGATCGTTTCCGACTCGTTACTGAAAAGAATTAATTCCGAACAGTACGACGAAAGCACGGACGCTTTATCCATTGCAATTGGCAAGCTTTCCAAACAGGTGGCAGACGCTACAGGCGTTAAGATTCTCGAACTGAGCCCGAAGAAAATCAACTACGTTCTGGATCAGTATTCAGGCGCAATTGGCGACGTTGGTTTACCGATGATGACGTTGAAAACAGACGTGGCAATTGACAACCCTGTTGCTAAAGGCTTTGGATCGGCGTTCCTAGATAAGTTCACTACAGACTCCGTGCTGAAAAACCAGAACGTCAACGACTTCTATTCTTTGAAAGAAGAAACCGACAAACTAGCAATCAGTGAAAATGCTACGGATGAACAGAAGCTGGCGAGCAAATACTTTGGCACGGTTGGCTCCGACATGGGCAGACTGTACGCCGAGATGCACACCATCCAAGCGGACCCGAGCATGACCAACAAGGAAAAGATGGAAGCCTACCGTGAAATCAAAAAGCAAATCAATGAGATTGCCAAGACCGCATTAGCGAATTACGACCAGCAGGACATTACCGGGCGGTTCGCTAAAGTTGGCGGAGTTGAATTCTATAAAAATGATGAAGGCGAATGGGTGAAACCATCGAAGAGTTCATTGCAGAAACTCAACGAAGCCGGAATCAGTGGCGAAGACAAAGGCAAATACTATGAAGCCTATAGTAAGATTTCCGATGTCAGAGATACCATCAAGTCACAAACGCCGGAAGGTAAGACAGCAGACTACCGTCAAGCCACGATTGATGCCATCAACAATTCAGGTATGAGCGACAAGGGAAAGAACACAATGTTCGACTCTTACTACTCCAGCAAAGCGGTTGACCACATCAACAAGATGGAATTATCCGACAAGCAGAAATACGACCTGAAGGTGGCAAACAAGATGGCGGACGGTGAGAAGGATGCGAACGGTAAAACGATCTCTAATTCCAAAGCCAGAGCTACAGCGGAAGCCTACAAGAAGCTTGGATTACTGGAAGATGTTCTCAAGTACATTAAGGACAACGACGTGGCGCCAAGCGAACTAGGCTTAAGCAAAACGGTCTATAAGGAGCTCACTGGAGGGGCTAGTTACTCTACAGCGTATGCTAAATCAATGAGTAAGAAATCCTCCTCAAAAGGCTCTAAAAAGGCTTCTACGGCAAAGCCAAAAGCTATCAAGGCCGGAGGTTCAACAGGCAAGAAACAGGCGATCTTAACCAACCCGGCGAAGAACACTTTGAACAGCTACCTGAATGCATACTCAAATGTCTTCAGAGGCAGTACAGCAAAAGGTTCCACGGGAAACGCTACGGTAACCTGCCCACGTTGTCACAACCAAGTTTCATCAGCAACGGGAAGATGCCCGATCTGTGGAGCAAATCTATAATAATAAGGAAAGGGGAGTGTAATGCTCCCCTCTTTTTTTGTTATAATAATGATGGTCACCGAACCATTGCATAGTGGCGTAGGCGATGAGCGATGTGTTCACAAGGATAAACCTAGGTAGAGCCTTTACATATCGCAGGGCGAGAGATCGCCTTTTTTTGTTATAATATATATGTAATCACGCTAGCTATCTAGCACAAGGAAGTAGTGAACCGAACCACTACTTTTTTTGTTATAATATATATGTTCCAAGACAACATACGGCAATGCCCGATTGGTCCCGGGCAAAACCAAAAAGAAGATGGTGTTCAACGAATTTCGCCATCTTTTTTTATGGGGTACCGGCCAAGCCATGTCAGCCACCGGTTCTGGTGCCGAATTGAATTGCAACACTTTTTTGCAACGGTTTTGCAACCAAACACCCCTAAAAACCCGTTTTGCAACCGATTTGCAACCAAAAATAGGAACAATGTGACCATAATGTACCACTATAGGTACCTTTCAAAAAGCCTTTAAAATGGGGCAAATATAAGAAAAACGCCCATTTCTAGGCGCTTTCCTAAGGTCATTCAATGGTGCCAACTACGGAAGTCGGCGTCCTTTATTTAAAGGTTTTTTTGCATTTTTGCAACCGATTTGCAACCGGTACCTCGGCACCAGTACCCGTGCCCATGTTTTCGGCACCAGCACCGGTACCTAACTGAACTTCTCCAGTGCCTGTTTTTTCAGTTTGTCGGAGGAGTTAGCGTAGCCTAATGAGGTGGAGTAATCCGAGTGGCCAAGCAGTTCGATCGTGGTCTTGATATCGGTTTTTTCCGTTACCAAGTAGGTGGCCATGTAATGTCTCAGCCGGTATAAGTTAAACTCGATCCCCGTCCCTTTTAAGATACGGCGGAACATGTTTCCTATATCGGTAGAGTTTAAGTAGTGGCCACTGTCTGCCTTGAATAACTCGTCATACCTTGCGTAGTCTAGTAATTCTTCCAGTATCGGCTTCAGGTTGGGGTGGATTGGCACGTATCTTACAGAGGCCAGTTCTTTGGCTCTGGTGACGACATGCATTTCCTCCTTGCTGGAGCCTAACTGCTTGTTGATCCTGATCGAGTCTTTTAAGATATCGCTTCTTGTCAAAGCCTCTGCTTCCGCCGGACGCATGCCGGTGTAGTAGAGGACCTCCATCAGATAGACGATGAGGCGCTTGTTGTAGTCGTTGACCTGAGACGCCAAGACAAGGCGTTCCACTTCCAAGATCGTCTCTCGATCGGTGGTGGTATCCTTCTTGGTTTTAATCATCCTAGACTTTGGACATCTTATGCCGGCGATCAGATCCCTGTTAATCAGTTCCTTGAATAGAGCGTGGTTCACGATGTCGTTACGGTAGATCGTGAGCACTCTTTGGATCGTATCGTCTTGGCTAATGTCTGTCATGTTGTTTAGATCGGCCACAATATCCGCCCTTGTTAACTCTTGGATCGGAATATTCTTTGTGCTGATGTACTTGTTAAACAACTTAACGTGTTTGTTTTTTGTGCTTAGACTGTCCGGGGAGTGCTCGATGTAATCCTCAAACACGTCTTTCACCGTTGTGTTTTCTTCCTTAAGGACCGTGCCGTTGATAATCTCATACCTCATCCTGTCCCTGAAGGCGATCGCACATTCAAATGCTCTGTTCGCTGTACCGTAGTCCTTTTCATTGAATGACCTTGTGATGGTGGCATATTTGGAACGGATGTAGACTTGGAACGTCCATCCCTTTTTGCCTTGCCTTTGTGTTATGAAAGGCTCTTTCCTATACTTGCTCATTTAGTCTCCTTTCTTGTATAGGGAACCGATAACAGCGCTGTCGTTTTGGGTGGAACTTCGCTATTACTGGTTCTTCATTTTCTCTTTTAACATATCCGCCATGGACGCCATCAATACAACTGATTTAAATACATCAAGCTGTAGGCTGTCCGGCAACGTTTTGATTTTGTCGTAAAACTCACACCATTTTTCTTTTGTTATTTCTTTTTCAAATCCCTCTTTGTACTCATAAGTCATGAAGCCGTTGTTTTCTTCTTCTTCTTTATCGTCGTGGGAATAGTCAACGTATGGGTCGATCTCCATAGGGACGTCATAGCCCATTAGCCAAAGCTCGTTTACATTTAGCGCTCTGGCAAGCATAACCGCATTAGCGCTCTTTGGCCTGTATTTACCGCTTAGATAATTTGATATTGCGCCTTTATCCAGTTTGGTAGCGTTGACCAGATCCACTTGTCTAAAGTTTCTAAACTCCATGGCTTCCCTAAGTCTCTTAGAAAAGTCTTCCATTTTATCCTCCTCATTTGTGTTCTCCTGTCCTTATAATACACAATACGTTTGGAAAACGCAACATATCGACGGAATGAACCGAAAGTAGTTGATTTTTCTCAAGTGATATGAGACAATGAGTTCAGGTTGAGAAAGTTCAACCTAGAAAGGAGACGTCATGAACCCAACAGAATACAAGAGCAATAAGCTTAGAGGACGAATCGTTGAGAAGTATGGAAACATTTCAAACTTTTCAAAAGCTATTGGCAAAGACAGATCGACTATTTCGTTGAAGTTAACCGGTAAGATAGGCATGGACAGGGATGATATTGCGCTGTTCTGCTCGGCCCTTAATATACCGTACAGCGAATTAGGCGATTATTTTTTTACTCAGTAAGTTGAGAAAACAAAACTCCTGCTTCCTAATGAGCACCTCACACTTGATCTATCATTTTGTGTTAAGTCTCCTAGTAATGAATTGATAAAACCCTAATAATAAAAAGTTTGCTCAGCCATAAAAATACAATCTCGTGGGGTGCTCACTAGGGGGCAGGAAGAAAAGAAAGGAGACAGCATGACAAAATTGCTTACCTTGCAGGAGGTCAGCCAACTGTTAGGAAGCGACGATCCAAAGGGGCGGATGGTTCGCAATCTAAGAACCGAAGGAAAACTGGAGGCAGTTAAGATCGGAAGACGGTTACTGTTTACCGAGAGATCCGTGGAAGACTACATCCGGTCACAGTTGGCGAAGCAAAATAAAAGACCCCATTGCTGAGGTCTGGAGACGAAGTTCCACCCAAAAACTTCAATTACATTATAGCAAAAAAAAGGAGAGACTTAATGCCAGAAATGGATAGAACAATTACATTAACGCCTGAAATATGGGCGAAGAAAACAGCTAGGGCCATGAAGAAAATCATGAACGAAGCAAAAGAGTTAGATGCAAACGAGGTCAGCCGTGTAACATTGCAGTTCCTTGTGATTCAGGGATTGATATTCAGTGAACTGTTTGATGAAGAGGAGGATGTAGCAAATGCCTAATCAAATCGCAGTAGAGAAAAACATCTTCGAACTGATTCAGGGAGTCCGTTATGCGATGTCTAAGCTCCCGTTAAAGAAGACGGGCTACAACAAACATCTGAACTACTACTACTTCGAGTTGGGGGACTTTCTCCCACAGGCGACAAAGCTTATGGCCGAAGCCGGATTGTGCACGATCTTCAATATCGAATACGATCCCAACGGCGTGGAGATTGCGACGCTCTCGGTTGTCAAAGGACCGGAAAGAGTCGTGTTCACCACACCAACCGCCGAGGTTCCTAACATGCAGGGAATATTCGGGTTAGGCGCTAAACACACCTATTGCAAGAGATACCTCTACGTAAACTTATTAGACCTGACGGAAAGCGATATCGCCGACGCCAACAACGAGAACACAAAGGCGGAACCAAAGGTTGAAAACAAGACCGCTACACCAAAACAGGTTGAGATGATTAAGAACCTCTACGACGCCGAAAACATCGGGAAGATGCTGGAATACTACAACATCCAATCCCTTGAAGAGCTGTCCCTAAAACAGGCCTCCGAGGTCATTAAGAGGAAACAGAAATGAGCGAGATCGTGAAGAAGGAAAAGCACGAACTTGTCTCGCCAGAAGATCTGGAATTCCTAATCAAGTACGACGAGTACAAGAAACGTGCAAAGGTCATTGAAGACCGTATAAAGAGTTCGGCCCACGACTTCCTTGAAGAAAACAACCTTCTGGAAGATGGCTACACGGCTGAATTAGATGGCGCAAAGATTCGTATTTACGAAACAAAGTCATACAAGAAGGACCAAGTTGATACCAAAGCCCTGAAGGAACAGGGACTGTACGACGAGTTCACCAGAAAGGTTTGGGTCAAAGGCTCCGTGAGAATCCAGATCGAGTATGAAGACGATTGAGTTCCTCGAAGATACACATACCTATCTGGCCAACGGGGTCATCATCCCCTCGGTCAGCGACCTGATCCGGTTTAAGTTCCCCGATGCCTACAAAGGGGTTCCTGAAAAGATTCTGCGTAAGAAAGCAGACTACGGAACCAAGGTCCACCAGACGATCGAGTCGTTTGTCAGGGGCGACATCACGATGGAGGAGATCCAGAAGAAAAGGATCGATCCGGACATCAAGATCGCCGTCGAACAGTTCGAGGACATTCGGAAGATGTGGTGCTTCCAGATAAAGTCCATGGAACAGATCGTAAGTTACAAAGGCAAATACGCCGGAACCTACGACATCCTGACTCTGGATGACTACATCGTGGACCTGAAAACCACGTCGGAAATGCACGAGGAATGGCTACGGTGGCAAATCTCACTTTACTACCTAGCCTCCGGTATCAAGCAGGATTTCGGCTATTGCATATGGCTACCAAAAGGGAAGGTAGGAAAATGCATTGAAATCAAATGCCTCCCGGAAGAGGAGCTGAAGCAAACGCTGAAAGACTATGAACAAAGTCAAACTTCAGGCAAATAAGGAATGCTGGTTCTGCCACACCACCCAAAACCTTCACCGGCACGAGATATATTTCGGCTCAGCCAATCGCCGGAAATCCATAGCGACAGGAATGCAGGTCTGGTTATGTGCGCCACATCACAACATGTCCGGCCATAGCGTCCACCATAACCGAGAAATGGATCTCAAACTGAAACGCTGGGGCCAGATGGAGTTTGAAAAGGTTAATACACGGGAAGAGTTCATGAATATCTTCCACCACAACTATTTGGAAGGAGACGAATAATGGAATTTGAATTTATCAAAGAAGCAGTTAAGAAAGAATCAAGATCGATGTACGTTCCGGTCATCGAACAGTGGTATGAAACGGACAATCGCACGCTGAAGTTCAAGTGCAAGAACGACACGGAATACAAGTCCTGTACCAGTGCCGTGAATACCTACCGCAGAAACCACGGGCTGGACTTCACCGTCTTTCAAAAGAAAGCGAATCTGGAGGTGTATTTAGTAAGGGCATGAATAAGTACCATGCGAAGAAAACAACATTTAACGGAATCAAATTCGATTCTAAGCACGAGCGTGACCGCTACGTTGAATTGGCATTGATGGAGAAGGCGAAAGCCATTCAGGATCTCAAATGTCAGGTTTCCTTTCCTCTAATTAAAAAATCTTCGCATGGTCGAGAGATAAAGTACATAGCAGATTTTGTGTACTACGAGAACGGGAAAATGGTCGTCGAAGATACCAAGTCACCGGCGACCAAAACGCCCGTCTACAGGCTTAAAAAACGCCTTATGGCAGAAATATATGATATCGAAATAAAGGAGACATAATGACTCAGCAAGGTTTAATTATCAAACACTTAAAGGCCCACCCAAAAGCAGGTATTACTTCTAAGGAAGCGATCGAAAGATATTCGTGCACCAGATTGTCGGCGGTCATAAACGCCATCGAGAAGAAGGGGTACGTCATCAACAAGACAAGGGAAACCGTCCCGACCAAGTACGGCAACGTTTCTATCACGAGATACGTGTTGGAGAAGTAAATGGACCTCATAACAAGGATTCAAAACCTCATTGGAGAACTACAGCAGTACATCAACGGTTTGAAGAATTGGGGTATCAAAAGAGCCGGTGCCGAGAAGGAATACCAGACGGTGCTGGCCCAAGCGGTCCTGAAAGAACGGGACGCTGGCACGGCGATCGGAGTTATCAATCTGGTCGTTAAGGGCAAGAAAGATGTCGCAGAGAAACGAATGGAGAGAGACATAGCGGAGGTTATGTACCAAGTCTCTCAGGAGAAGATTAACGTCGCCAAGTTGGAATTAAGACTGTTAGATTCCCAAGCCTCCCGTGAATGGTCAGTCAAAGAATAGGGGGCGAAGATGGAAAAAGATTGGGTAAAAGATTACAGATCAACGTTGGAGTGGGGATGGTTCACAGACGTTCCGGTAGCCCATCTCTGGGAATACTTAAGACTTCGTGTGAACTTCACTGAAGGCGAGTGGATGGGAATCAAAATAAAGCCCGGAAGCGTAGCCATTAGCGAGGCCAGAATATCAGCTGAAACAGGGCTCTCAAGGCAGCAAGTCAGGACAGCTCTAAAAAAGCTTGCGTCAACCAAGGAAATAACCAAGGTGACAACGAAGAATTACACGATTATTACTGTGAATAAATGGGAAGAATACCAAGGCGGAAGGTGCAATGCAACCATCGAAATGCCCAACGAGCAACCAAGCACCAACCAAGCACCAGCCAAGAAGCAACCACAATATAAGAATGTAAGAAGGGAAGAAGGTAAGAAAGAAGAATATATATACTTGGGCGAATTCAAGAATGTGAAGTTCACGGCCGACGAATTTTCCAAGCTGAAAGAAGAGTTTCCAACCGACTACCAAGACCGGATCGAAAGGGTCAGTTCCTACTGCGCCTCTACCGGAAAGAAGTACAAGAACTATCTGGCGACGATCCGCAATTGGGCAAGGAAGGACCCTAAGTCACAAGAAGAGCCAACAAGGAGGTATGAGCAACCATGGTAAATCTCTATGAGCACTACGAAGACGTTCTGGAACATGGGTGTGATAAGAACTGCCAGATGTGCGATCTCTACCTCCTATCAAGGCAAGAGTGTGCAGTTGAATCCGAGAAGAAATGGAAACGCTGGGCCCAACAAGAACACGAGAAGTTCGGCGATTATCTGGATGGTGTGAAATGAGATACAAAGTTAAGATCGTAAGTTACGTTTACGTAAATGCGGACGACATATTCGATGCCGAAGATAAGGCTACTGAGATGCTTGGGAGAGACTTTGAAGTTGATTCGGTAATGGCCGATCTCAGCGAAGAAGACAACGATGATGAGGTGTTTGAAAGATGGCGGGAAAATCGGTACTTGTAATTGATACACCTAAAACCTGCAAAGAATGCCGATGCCAAATGATGTTGGTTTGCGTTCCTGCCGATGAGGACATCGATGAATACGTCGATCCAAGCACAACCATACCAAAGTGGTGTCCGTTAAGACCATTGCCAAGTTTTAAAGCGGTAGACCTAAACGATACAAGGGATGTTGTGATGTTCTGCCACGGTTGGAATGATTGCCTAGAGGAGATAACTAAATGAAGGCAGTACTTGTAATTGATACGCCAAACGATTGCGACGTATGCCCGCTTAATTCGCATACAGAGTATGACTTTGATGTTTGTTGGGTAACTCAAGGAAAAGGTGGATGTCCGTTAAGACAATTGCCAGAATGGAAAGATGTGCCAGAGTATCTTGAAACAAACAGAGATTGGGAAGCATGGGGATTTGACCAATGCCTTACAGAAATTCTTGGCGATGCGGAAGGAGAAACAGAATGATAGCAATAGCATTAATAAACACCCCTAGTTGTTGTGACTATTGTGTATTTCAAGGAAATTCAATAGACAATGATTTAGACGAATATGAAATGTGCAGGTTAGTGTTTCGGGAATGTGAATATAACGACCACAGACCAACATGGTGCCCATTAGTGGCTATGCCGTTGAAGTTAGACACTTATGGCGTATCGAACCGCTCAAGCAAAACGCTAGATGATGCAGAGCAGTACGTTAATGGCTGGAACGATTGCATAGACTACATAAGGAGGAAACCAAAAAAGAAATGAAAGCCGAATGGACAAATAAAGATGTTCTTGCACAGAACGAAACAACTGGTCAGAGTAAATCAATTTTAGTGATTGATACACCAAAGAATTGTGCAGAATGCAAGCTAATGTTTCTACAAGGGATTGGAGAGTCAATATGCAATGCGGTTGATTGGGAAAGAAGACCATCATGGTGCCCGTTAAGACCTTTACCAGAGATGAAGCCTGTTTCATATCACGATGACCTATATGGTGATGTAGAAAAGAACTACACGAATATCGGCTGGAATTTGTGCATAGACGAAATCATGGGAGAAACAGAATGAACGGTGTTTTTGAAAACAGAAAGAACAATACCAAAATTGCAATAATGCACGTTCCGAAAAGAAAGAATAAAGCGCTTTGTTTGTTTGAAAAGCCGAATGAATGGTATGTCGTTGCGACATTTGCAAATAACAGACAAGCGTTCATATTTGAAAAATACCTTGAAAGGTTTTTAGGAGAAACAGAATGAACGTGGTCATAGTTGCCGACATAGACATGGCTGAAGATGTAAAAGTCTGTGTCCTTGGATATTGCTCGGAATACGGATGGGAAGAATTAGATGTAGTGCCAAGACCGTTGCCACAAAAGAAAAACGCTTATAAGTTCAAGGACTTCAATAGGCTGATCGAAAATGCTCAAGTTGAAGGCTGGAATGCTTGTATCGACGAAATCTTAGGAGAAACAGAATGACAAAAAACTTAAATGAATACACCATTGAAGAACTTCGTGAAATGGATTTGTTTGGAGAAGACTGCTTATTTAATAACGTTGTGATTGTACCTATGGATGAACTGCACGATAGCGGTTATAGATGTATGAAATTTATCCTGTGCCATCATGAAGATATAGTTGGTGTCGTTAGTGGTTGGAGTGATGTTGTATATCCGAATGGAATCGGAAATCATGGTCTATCAAATGACTGGTCTGTAACTCAAAATATAGGTCTTCGTATTGATTGCTTAGTAGAGAGCAGATGTGTTCGTTTGCTGATGGACGGGCTTTATAAATCTGATGATTTTATTGGCTCTGATTTTATTTTTTACAAGACAGGAGAAACAGAATGATGTTTAAGAAGAAAGAAAGCCCGGTCGAAAGATATTGGGAGAACGAAGACTATATGAAGATCCGTTTGTTGGATCAGAGACACGAACTAAATGAGTCTCAGAAAAGGCTGAAGCTAGTGGATGGTGGAGAGTATGAATCGACCCGTCAGGATATCGCAAAACACATCCAGCAATTGGAAAGCAAATATGCCTTCGATGAGATGATGGGGTTCCCGTTGGAAAATGATTTATTCAAGTAAAGATTATATCGGGGTCAAGTGGCTTCAGCAGAAACTTGTGGATAGATTATATGACGGTGAGATAACTCACAACACGATGAAGTTATTCATTGACCTAATTGCTGAATGGAGGCTAGAGAATGAGAGGGATGCTGGAAGCAATAACATGGGTAATCCTGCTCACGATAATGCAGATCGTTGAGGTAGGATGCTTGTGGGTATTAAGAGTAGTGATTGACTGGTGGCTGGATATTGATTATGTCGAAAAGATAAAGGAGTGGCTAAAGAAATGAGTGGTTATCAGTGCTTCCATTGTGGAGCGTATGCGGTTGGATGGGATGCGGACTTTGACTTTGCCGATATGATGTTGGAAGGCGAAGGAATTGTACACATGTGCCATTGCTCAAATTGTGGTGCTCAGATTGAATACTATGTTCCGATATCAAACGGAGAGGAGGAAGAAAATGAAGATATTCAAGGGTAATTATGGATGGTCCACGACGGCTCATTCGAAGACAAAAGACGGAAGAGAGTTAAAGTGTTATCTTGATACTCAGTTTGCCAAGAAGAGCGAGCCGATGACGTACAACGAGGTGGAAGGAAAGTTAATCTTCCGGTCCAGAGGTGGCGTGGAGTATGACTGCTTCTTCTCAAGTTACGAGTCAAAAGGGAACGTCGTTCCAAAACTCGTACTGATGCCGAAAGAGGAAGAACCGAAACCAGAACAGAAGCCGTTGACTGGAGACGACGGCAGAGACATGTTCGGGCGGAAGCAGGAAGTCGCAATTGAAAGTGAAGAGCTCCCGTTTTATTGATGAATTACAAAGTATATGAAGTCTGGCTGGATGGACAAATGGTAACGAAGGGGACCGCAAAAGAGTTAGCAGATCAATTAAAATGCACCCCTAAAGCCGTCCAGTCAGCGTGCCATTTCTACGGGTATTCTAAACTGCTGGGAATGTATGACGTCCTTAAATCCGAGGAAACCATATCACTCCAGATGTCTAGGAAAAGGGTGCTACCAAAGACTGATCCAGAGCAGGAAAAGTTCGATAGTATGGTATGGCTCCTGAAAACCACTGGCGTTTACTACTATGGCAAAAAGGACCCGACGCCTATATTCCCAGAGTTAAAGAAACTAGGATTGCAATGTAAAAACAGAGTCGAAGTCGAACACCCACCCAAACGAGGCAGAGGCCGTCCGCCAAAGCCGGTGCAACATTACTACGTGGAGGTGGTGAATGCAGAAAGACAGCGTGCGAGCGTTTAAGAATGAACTGCGTAATTATACTTACTATTTATCAAGACAGGTAACGCTGGAACGGGCGATCGAATTCACCTACGATCTTCTTGGAGGCGTGAGAGGCGTCGATCCAAGCAGGGAACCACTGCACACAATGCCGGATCCCGATCGTGAATGGCAACTGAGAGACGAGATTGACCGGTACGAGGCCGAATTAGCCCGATACAGAGCGAAAAGTTGTGAAATCGAAACTGTACTAGGGAAAATGGAAACGTCGCTTAAACAGGCTGTAATGGCCGTCTACGTTCACGGCGAACACATGGACAAAGTTGGAAGGGAAATGAGTTTATCCCCGAATGGATTATCGAAGCGAATAAACAAAGCCATCGAAATGGCATTGGAGGATTTATGACAAAGATGAAGAATGAACCACCTCCGTTCTGGTTGGGGTATCTGGCGCCGGATAAGGTCCCAAAGCCTAACTACGAACGCATGGAAGTCAAGTTCAAGAAGGGCGACGAGGACATTGTAGACTGGCTGTACCAGTACAGGAACCGGAGATCCGAGTACATCAGGTATCTAATCAGGGAAGATATGAAAAAAGGGGGCACATTTTAGCCCTCTTTCTTAATGTCCTGACGAATTATATCTATCAGGTATTGCCGGATGTTTGATTGTTTCTCCAAGTGTTCAATCACGTCTGCTTCAGTCTTCCTGTTGAGTTTGAGAGCAAACCTCCTTAGGTTCTCTTTCTCCCATCGGGCAAAGTTCTTTAAGTCTCTCCCCATATTAGTCATTCTACCACCTCCTCGTCGTCATCTTCAAACAGGAAGCCATCTTCGTTGTACCAGAACTGGAACGCCGTTGCGACGATCCCGATCGCTATTGATACAAAGCCCACATAATCTAAGATCGTCATTCTTCAATCAACTCCTTTTTTACTCTGTCACGCAACTCTTCACACATTTTGAAGTTTTTGTAGTGCACATCGGCTGAATCAACCCAGCCATTGTTTTCGCAACGGGACCAGTGATCCCATAAATTATCTCCCTCTCTTTTGAGCGCTCTTTCCAATAGTCTCAATTCATCGTCAGTGAATGTTAATGTTTTCATTTTGCCTCCTCCTTTGGATCGTATGCGGTGTTTCTTTCTAGCCGGTCCGCATTTGCTAATAACTTTGCGATTTGTTCTTCCGTGAGATCGGCGATGTATTCCAGACCGCCATTCACGATGATTTCAACTTTCCATTTCATTTTTCTTCGTCTCCTTCCTGCTCTGCTTTACACGAGGACTTGCAACCTCCGTTGGTAGCATTAGGAAGGGGGATAAACCCCTTAAGAATTGCGAGCCTTTTCGATCTTGGCTAGGGCCCTGTCGTACTGGTCATCGGTGATGATTGCGATCCCGTGGGCCAGTTCCGCAACGCCTCTGGCGACGTCGTAGTTCCAGTTGTCGATGTTCTGGTCGATCAGGTACAGCGCTTCTTTGCGTGCTTCTCTCTTGTTCATTACTGTTTCCCCCAATTGTTGATGTACTTCCGGTTCCGGTAGATATCCCCGATCGGATCATCCGATACGAAGTAGGGATTGAAGATGTTGCCTCTCATCGAGACTGGCCGGAAGCTGACGAAGTGCTTGTCTTTGCCTTCGTCGTAGTAGATTTGCATGTCTTCATCTCCAACGTTGAGATAGAGCGTTCCAGTTGAGGACTTCAAGAATTCCTCGGCGTCTTTCTTTGACCTGATGGTCATTGCTTTGCTACAGAATACGTTCATCATGTTTTTACCTCCTAGATTTTGCTTAATCTGTATAGCTTGTTATTGAACAGTTTGACGATGTAGATGTGCCTTTGATAGGTGTAGAATCCGGTCCACCAGACATCATGTCTTGACTCTCTCTGGAAGAGCAGGTGGCCGTGTCTCATTACGTCTTGGAACCTCGGCATGTTAGAACCCGATCGTGAACTGGCAACCGCAATCCAGTTTGTTGTTGGTGTAGTCAGCGATCGCTTCCATCGTCTTGTACAGGTTTGTGTACTGATGATAAACGTTGGTGTGAGACGGGTGGATGAGGTCGCCTTCGATCTCGTAGTTGATCGGGCTGTTGAGAGTCTGGTGAGTCTCGATCATCTTGGCATACTTTGCTTCGAAATACTCGAAGAAGGCATTCAGGTTTTTGACATCATATGTTTTCATGTTTTCTCCTCCTAGCGTTTCCGCTTTAAGACATCCAGTGGTTGGGTGCCTTAAGCCGGAAGTCAGGCGATCCTGACCGGCTATTCTTCTTCGAGATCCTCGCTGAAACTCAGGATGTACTCGGTTGCCTTCTCGGCTTTGGATGAGGCGCTCACGATCATCTTCTTGTCGTTTTTGAGCACGTGGAGCCAGTTGTCGATGTAGGACGCTGAGTTGTTGAACGTGCCATCCGTTTCAAGGCCCAGAATGTTCATCAGGTTTGCGGAACCGATCTCGGCGACCAGTTCTTCCTTGGAGTACTCCTCGGACCCGAATGGGGAGATTTGAGTGTTTGCCCGATCCAGTCTCTTCTGGTGCTTTGTGGAGTGGATTAGTTCATGGAATGCGGTGGCGTAGTAGGCGTTTGGATTGTCGAACTGAGTTATCATCGGTACGACCACCATATCCAGTGCCGGAGCGTAGTAGGCTCGATTGGAAGGGGTGTTGTTCTGGAAGAGCAATCCGTCGCCTTTGACGTATTTGTTGATTACCGTCTCAGCGTGTTCGATCGGATCGATCTGGGCCGGCTTAGCGATCTCCAGAGGCTTAACGCCTTCGACCTGAGAGATATGCCAGACGTAGTAGTATTTGAGGACCGGAATGTTCTTGACCTTCATCACGGTTGTCTCGTTGCCATCCTCGTCTTCTTCACGATGTGGTACCAGACTCTGGAGCATTTTCCAGAAGACTACGATCTCGCCTTTTTCACCCTTCTTGATACGACCGCCGAGTTTGTTCCACTGCTTCATGGAAGCGTACTCGCCATCGTGGCTTAAGAGCATCTGGTTGATAAGGGAATACGGTTTCTTGGTGATCCGGTTGAAGGCTCCATCGATCGTACCGTGCCATTCCTTTTGCCAAGGGACGACGCCGGCTTCGAGTTTAGCGATAATGCGATCAGTGACGATTTGATATACGTCGATTTTTTGGGTGTTTGTCATGTGTTTGTCTCCTTTTGGCTTTCCGCCTATGAACATCCTTCATTGGGGTGCTCATAGCCAGAAGCGTCTTGCGACGCCCTAGTCAATTGAGTGGATCTCTACGTATCTGGACCGGAGTTCTTCATGGAAGTGATCGACCACCTTCTTGGAGTTCTCAAGTCCGTCCGTTTCGCTTGTGGTGAACAGGTAGACGACTGCGTCGGTATGGGCGAGTTCCGGCTGATCGTAATTGGCACCGGAGATGTAAATCATCGTGGCTCTGTAGATGGTTTCACCGTCGGCGTTGTTTCCGATCTTGTCGAGCGTCACGACGTAGTGTCTACGGGAGCCGTTGTAGTTGGCAAAGATGTGATAGACGTCGCTGTTGTACATTCTTTGAATCATTGTTTTCCTCCTAGGCTTTCAGCCTTCTGGAAGTCCTCGTGGGAAGGCCTCCGGAAGGATGACCGATCGAGTGATCGGAAACCCCTAGAGAGAGAGGATCTCTTTTTCGGCTTTCGCTTTAGCCTTGAAGTAGCCGTCGAAGAGAAGATCGTTTAGTTTCTCGTAGTCCTCAGGCTCGATCTCATTCAGGTAGAAGGTGACGAATGAGAGAGCACCTCTGGCATTGTCATGATCCCTTTCGATTGAATCCATCGCATACTGGAATCTCCGGCGAGGAGTGTTGTCGCTGAATTGCGCTTTTTCCTTGGCCCAGTAGATGTCACGGTCGAAGGATTCGATGGTTTTTTCGATGTAGTACTGAATCTGTTGTAATGTGTAAGTCATGTTTTTCCTCCTAGGCTGTTCAGCCTTCTGGAAACCCCTGTCACTGGTTCCCAGAGGACTGACCGATCCGGAGATCGGAGTCTTAGATGTTGTTGAAGTCGATTCCCACCGGCCACGTTGCTCCATATTCACCGTGGAGTAAGTGAAGTTTCTTCTCAACTGGTTTCCGGCCGTACTCGAATTCGCCGTCACGATCGAACGCCCAGATCGAGAACCTGCACTTCGTTCCGGACAGGATCACTTGCCACCCTTCGATGTATGTCCTGATTTCAACCATTGGAAGATCGTAGCAGGTGGTCAGCAGGTAGTTGCGTTCAAGGGTGGACCTGAGTTGTTCCTTCTTGCCTTCCGGCATCCCGTTGATGATGTCTCGAATCATTTCGTAATCGTTGTATGTCATGTGTTTTCCTCCTATGGCGATTCCGCCCAGAGACGTCTATCCGAAGATCGGCGCCTTTGGCCAGAAGCCGGTGATCCGGCCTAGAAGATGAACTCGGTGTAGACGATCGTGTCAGCCTTGAGATATCTGCTGTAAGAGATGTCGCTGTACTTACCGCATTCATATTTCTTCTCGGACCTGTCGTAATCGCCTTTGATGTAGACCTGAGAGTCTTTCGGATATTCGATCGGTTTGAGTGTGAACCATTCACCATTTTTCAGTTCTCTAAGTTTCTTCATGTTGTGTCCTCCTTGTGAGCCCCTCTGGGCTAGGTGCCTATCTGGCAACTCCATTTTACTATTAGGCTAGGCGCCTATGTCAAGCCCCAAAAGTGATCGAAAAAGGTAATTCTGTACCGAAAGTAAAACCGGTGCCCATGAAAGAGGGAACGCATCAACCTTATATATATGCAAAGATGAGATCGTAGAAAGTGCCGGAGATCGGGAAACGATCAAAAACGACCAGAAGCAAAAAACAGCCAAATGGTCAATTGACCACATGAAGAGATAATGAAAAACCAAGCGCCGAAAGCCAAAGAAGAAGGTGGCGCTTTTTTTTGTACAAGGAGAGCAGAAAGATGAAGTGTCCCAAATGCAGAAGAGATATGAGACGCATAAAGGTGGATGAGCACCAGTATGTCTACCAGTGTCCCAATTGCAGAAGGAGAGTAGGATCTCAGCAAACGCCGGAAAACAAAGAAGGAAAAGAGGACCAGAGTGCTTCTTAGATAGGGAGATACACAAAGGAAGAGAAGACAGACAGCAGGACATAAGGCAAGGACAAAGGATCCCAAACAGACAGCAACAGAACAGCAAAAGACAGCAGAACGGAAGACATGATCGAATAAGGGGAAACAACATCAGCCACCGGATTGCGCCGTGTTTCAGCAAACGATAACCGGCCAGTCTCAGGATCCTAACGGTGCCGTGTTGCAGATCGGTTGCAAATGTGCAGAAAAGCCCATGAATACAGGGATGTCTGGTGCCGAACAGGGGAACAGAGGTCGATCCCTTCCTTATTAATTGGATCGGGAGGTCCGGTGGGGGAGGCCGTGGAGGGGGTATGACCGGATTTTTCGCCGACTCGTCCCCTCATATAGGACCCTCTTTTAAAATCGCCCCCATTTTCGAATTTCCGTAAGGAGGTAATATGCCAAGAAAAGGACAATTTACAAAAGAAAACGCCCACGAGATGGGCTTGAAAGGTGCAAAGAAATCGGCGGAAAACGCAAAGAAGCGCAAGACCGCCCGTGAAGACCTGAAGTATCTATTGAAACTTTCATTGAAAGCCGGCGACTTGGTCGGAGCTGAAGATATCAAAAACTTAGCCGAGACTAAGAACATGAACGTATCGGTTCAGACAGCTATTGATATCGCTATGATCCAGCGAGCTATTTATGGAGACGTTCAGGCGGCGATCTGGGTACGTGACACTGTAGGCGATAAGCCAACCGACAAGGTTGAACTGGACCAGTCATTAACGGTAGAAGAATGGGCGAAAACGAGAAAAGTGAAGCTGTAGACTTTACCGCTAAGGAGTTTATTGAAGAGTTTTTCAAGATTCGTTCCAAGACCGGAGAGTTGATAAATTTAAAGTTCAACCACGCTCAGGAAAGATTCTATGAAATGCTCAAGGAAAGTTACGGCAACCGTCCGAGTAGATTTATCGTTTTAAAAGCTCGTCAGTTAGGTATTTCGACTTTCACGGAAGCATTTATTACTTTCATGACGATGTTTAACCCAAACACTTCATCAGTATTACTGGCGCACCAAGCCGACTCCGCAAGTGCGATATTTAACATGACGAAGCTGTATATCAATGAACTTCCAAAGAACATGCAACCCCGTCAGAAATATTCCAATGCAAAAGAGATCGTCTTTGATGCCGATGAGAATGGTCTGAAGTCGTCCATACGAGTTATGGTAGCAAGTGATGCCACTCGTGGTAGTACGTACAAATACGCACACTTAAGTGAAGTTGCTTTCTGGGAGCACCCGGAAGAAGCTTTATTAGCGTTGAATCAGGCAGTCCCCTCAACCGATGATTCTTTAATCGTTATAGAGTCTACCGCAAATGGGTTTAATTACTTCTACAACCTTTGGCAGGATGCCGTGAATGGACGCTCAGATTATACGCCCATCTTCTTTCCTTGGTATGTTGACCCTAATTACTCCAAACCTTATGACGGATTCACATTATCCCTCTACGAATCCGATATAAAGGAACGGTTTAATCTCACCTTGGATCAGTTGCAGTGGAGAAGATGGTGCATAGCAAATAACTGTGGCGGAGATGAACTGAAGTTCCGACAGGAATACCCAATTACTCCTGAAGAAGCTTTTATTACTTCTGGAACAAGTATCTTCAACACAGAACTCATATTAGAGCACATGAAATCCCTCCCTGAGCCCATTAAGAGAGGTTATTTTGACTACGACTACGATGGATTACACATTACAAATATCCAGTGGCGTGACGATCCGATGGGCTATATCAAGATTTACAAAGACCGTACAGCTCAATCTACTGTCATTGGTGGTGATACTGCTGGTGAAGGTTCAGACTTTTTCGTAGCACAAGTCTTGGATAACGATGGATTTTTGTGTGCAACGTTACATAAACAATTCGATTCAGACTTATACGTTAAGCAAGTTTATTGTTTGGGAGCGTATTACCACTCACTTATCGCAATAGAGAGTAACTTCGATACATTCCCCAACCGGGAATTACAAAGATTGCATTATCCAACGTTATACGTCAGAGAAACCTTTGATACGATCGTTCACGACGTTCAGGAACGCTACGGTTTTAAAACCACTGCGTTAACAAGACCACAGATTATTTCTGAATTAGTGGAGATTGCTCGTGAACATATTAACAACATTAACGATAGAGAAACTCTTCAGGAGATGTTGAGTTTCGTCCGCAACGCCAAAGGCAGAGCAGAAGCTTCCCAAGGCACCCACGATGACTTGGTTATGGCTCTTGCGATCGGTTACCACGCACTCGGACAGTTACCAAACAGAGTTTCACGCAAACCTATAAAACGAGACGAAAGGATGGACGAAGACTATGCGTTCTTCAATTACTAGACACGAAATAGAAGAAATGGCCAAGGATGTCATGGCCTTTCTTAAATCTAAAGATTACGAAGGCGACGAAATCTACTTTATCCTGCGTAAAGCGATCGAATTGTACGATGAGGAAGACGAATGAACTTAATATTGATATTTCTAACAGGCGCCTTGATGGGTGCTTTTAATTTGACCTTTTATCTATACGGCGTTCATGTAGGAGAAAGAAAATCCCCTGATGACGCTATCACAGTAACAAAACAGAACCAAGAATTCATTAAACAGCTGATGGAATGGAGGAACTATGAAAACTGAACCAATTGAAATTTGGGCCGAGTACCAAAAAGGCGTTCAATATCTTTCAAATTTGAATATTTATTCCATCGTTGAACGTAATGAAGACTTTTACGATGGCCGTCAATGGAAGGGTTTGAAAGCTGATAACTTGCCAAAACCTGTCTTTAACGTCCTCCAACGTGCAGGTAAATATATGATTGCCTCTATCGGATCAAACGATATCGCAATTGACATGATTCCGTTCAGTGAATTACCGGACGACGCCGAACGTACCAAACCAATCACCCAAGAGATCAAAAACATCATTGAAATTGCACGCATGAAAGAATCCTCCAAGGAAGTAATTCGAAATGCTTTCGTCGATGGATGGGGCTATATGATGCAATCTTTCAACCCGGACATAGAAACCAACCAAGACGTAAAAGGAGCCGTCGAAAACCAAGTCATTGACTGTACAAATGTTTACTTTGGAAATCCCTATTCGAATGTCATTCAGACGCAACCGTACATTATCGTTGCTATGCGTCAGGACATATACCAAGTACGTGAGGAAGCCGAAAAGCATGGCTTATCCAAAGAGCAGATTGAGAGTATTTCTCCTGATAACGACCAGTTACAGGCTAACGATGACTCCACTAATCTCGTTACGGTTCTGATTAAGTATTTCAAAAAGGATAAAACCGTATGGTTTACCAAAACCACCAAGGACTTAACCCTGATCGAACCTACCGATTTAGGTTACAAGCGTTATCCTTTGGCATGTTTTGGCTGGGACCCGATGAAAAACAGTTATACGTATAACTCTCCGATGACGTCGGTTATTCCGAACCAGATTTTCATTAACAAGTGTTACGCAATTATGCAGATGATCGGGTTGCAAAACGCTTTTCCGAAGATTGTGTTTGACAAAAATAAGATCCAAATTGATGACTTCCTGAATTCCACTTCACCACAAGCCGTGGCAGGATTGGATATCGCCGGAAAGTTTATGGACTTCATTAAAATCCCCGACTTTTCAAATAACATCTTGGAGTTAGCGCAGAACGTTATCGCTGTAACGAAAGATTGTCTGGGTGTAACGGACGCTTCGTTAGGAAATGTTAGACCGGATAACACTTCGGCAATTATCGCATTGCAGGAATCATCTGCGGTTCCATTGGAAATCCAGAAACAGAACTTCTACGTATTTTGGGAGGACATTGTAAGAAACATCATTGAGATAATCTCTAATTCCTACGGCGAGAGATTAGTCATCACCGAGGACAAACAACTCGCAAAGGTTGATTTCTCTCAATTGAAGAATCTTAACTATAACCTCACGGTCGAAGTGGGGAATGGTGCAATGTTCAGCGAGATTGCCCAGATGAATACTTTGGACAAACTGGTGCAAGCTGGCTATATCGATCCGGGTACATACATTCAAACCGTACCGGGCAAATATATCCCACAGAAATCACGTTTATTGAAGTCGTTCCAAGAACAGCAGATGCAAGCTCAGATGATGCAACAGATGCAACAGCCACTACAGCCGAGAGGCTCCAATACCACCGATGAAACGGTCCCGTTATAGGGATTTTTTCATATATAAAAAGGAGAAAAAATGTCTGAAGAACTAAACCAAGTTACTGAAGAAAACGTATTCGACGACGTTACAGCCGAAGAAGAAAACTTATTTGAAGATGAAGAGAACACCAACGAATCATCCGAAGGAGAAGTTAAAGAGGAAGAAGTTCCTAAATCATTCCTGAAAGTCAAATACAACGGCGAAGACCAAGACTTAAACGAGGACGACGCCCGTATGTATGCACAGAAAGGAATGAACTACGACAAAATCTACGAACCATTGGAAAAATTAGCGAAAGCGAACAACATGCAGGTAGGCGAATATCTAAACCAGTTAAACGCCACACAGCACGAGTTTGAAGTCTCCAAGGAAGTAGAGAAGTTACGTGAAGACCCAAAATATGCGGATTTATCTGACGAGATACTGGAAGAAATTGCCAATTCGCACATTACGGAATTCGCCAACAATCAATTGAAAATCCAACAGGAAAACGAGAACTCCGCACTCGAAAGGGAGTTTGCTCGCCAAGTAGACGTATTCAAACGTGAACACCCTGACTTAGAACCGGACGATGTGGACGAGGAAGTCTTTAACCTAGTTCGTCAGGGATATACGTTGCTGGAGGCCTACAACAAATGGGAAGCAAATTCCGCAAAACTCAAAGCGGAGAAACAAAATCAGGAAAACAAAAAGAGGTCGTTAGGAAATACCACCAATGCAGGGAAGGTAGAATCTGACGACTTTTTAAAAGGTTTCCTAAATGGCTAAGAAAGGAAAATTTTAAATGGCAACTATTAATTTAGCTGATAAATATTCAAGCAAGATCGTTGATAAGTTTTATACCGATTCCGTTATTCTCGGAAAGACCAACAAGGAATACGATTGGGATGGCGTACAGTCCATTAAAGTATGGACCATCAACACTTACGCACCTGTGAATTACACCCGTCCGGCTAACGATACCGCTGGTGCTTCTTTAGCACGTTACGGCCAGACAAGAGAAGTCGCAGATGACTTGCAGGTCATGACGCTGACTCAGGATAAGGGTGTTTCCCTGTCAGTTGACAAGGGCAACAACACTGAGCAGATGTTAATCAAGAACGCAGGTGTTGTCATGGCTCGTGAGTTAAGAGAACAGTTCGTTCCGATGTTTGACAAATACTGTCTGGCACAGTGGGCAGATACCACCAACACAGTCTGGGGTTCTCTGATCCAGACTACTACCGACACTTCTTTAACTAAAGCTAACATCGTCGATGCTATTTCTTCGCATGTTACCGCTTTAATGAACGCTGAAACTGACGCTTCCGACGCTTACTGCTACATCGGCGCTACCAACTTCGGTAAATTAATTCTCTCTCCTGAATTCCTGAACATCGACAAGCTCGGTGAAAGAAATTTGGAAAGAGGCGTTATGGGCAAGGTTAGAGGCTTACAGATCGTACCGATTCCTGATTCCTACCTGCCGACTGGCGTTAACTTCATGACTGTTAAGAAGTCTGCTGTACTGGCTCCGACCAAAATCAAAGATGCTAAGGTTCATTCTGATCCGGTTGGCATTTCCGGTGCATTACTGGAAGTCAGATGGCTGTACGACGCTTTCGTCCTCAAGACAAAGGCTAAAGGTATCGTCATTTCCAAGGCGTCGGCTTAGTATTACGTGGGGGCTTCGGCCCCCTTTTTAAGGAGGAACTATGAAAGTTTCAGAGATGTACATGAAAACAAAACTGTGGATGTTTGAGAAAGTTTCCTCCAATATCTACGACAACTACATTGTAGAAATCTGCAATAAAGTATTAGCGGAATTATACGAAGAAAATAATATGTGCCGTATGTTCAATGGCAAACTTCCGTTTGTCGATGGCATTTCAGCACACCAAGTCAGCAAATTATCTGACGAACTGGATTACGAAGAAGAATACCAGTATGACGTAATTCCTAAAGGGATAGACGGTTACTTCTTAATGGACGACGACTTACAGAAAATGTCCATTATGCAAACTGAGTACAACAATGCTCGTGTGGCCCACCAGAAAGTATTGGGACAGGACATTATCGACAGATTGACTCAGGAGGCCAAAGATGCCTTATAAGGAACCGCCTAAGTTTACCTCTCCGGCGGATAAGTTATTGGAAGTTCCTCAACCCGGGATTGGTGGTTTAAACCTCTTTGATCTGGAGTTTGAACAGAATGTAAACCAGACCCCGGATATGTTGAACATGATGTACCGTAACGGGACGTTTGGCAAAAGATACGGCCAAGATGTTTATAAAACTTTCTCGGAAGAAATCTACGCTTTGTTTTCGTTTAACGGTAAGGAGATCGTTCACTCCGGGGATAAGATTTACGTTGACGGTAAAAAGGTTGCGGAAGGTATCGAACGTGAAGTAGGAAGGTTTATCCGGTTTGGCGACAAGCTTTACTACCACGTTGGTGAGACGATCTACGAGTACAAAATGGACAACTACGACTATTTGTGGATCGTTATGGAGCCGTATGTTCCTGACGTCTTTATAAACTGCGAACCAAAAAAAGACGGCCACTATGACGTGATGGATGAATACAATCTGTTAACGTTAAAGTTCAACACGGTCTATAACGCCGACGGCACAGCGACAAAGTTCTACGCTTACGGTACCGAATTAAAAATCATCAATTGGGATATTGACCCGATTGTTAAAGTTGATGACGAGCTCAAAGTAAAAGGTACGGACTTCACCGTAAATGCCACGGGCCAGTACATAGAATTCACAACTGCTCCAGCAAAAGGTTCAGCCAATGTCGAAGTTATATACACGATGAAAGTGGAAAACCTTCGGGTGGACCGTGAAAGATTGTTAAACTGTAAATACTTCAATGCTTATGGTGCGAATGGCAATTCACGTCTATTCATGGGCGGTGGCGGAGCTTCAAAAATTTTCTACTCGGAAAGCTATGACGCTACCTACTTCCCTGAAAACAACTGGATTCTTATAGGCTCCACTGAAGACGACGTGACGGCGTTTGGTTTGCAATACAACGTGTTATTGGTTTTCAAACCTAAAGAGATTTATTCGCTGTATTCATATCAGACTACTGCCTCTATGGTCACCACGGACGAACAGGAAAAAATCGGCGTGGAAGCGTTTAGCTCTACAATCGTTAACTCAAGAGTAGGGTGTGACGTTCCACATTCGATGCAATTGGTGAATAACCAGCTAACTTGGATGAACTCCAACGAGGGCATTTGCACGTTAGTTTCGACAAGCATTTCCGACGAGCGCAACGTCCGAGTAATCTCACGCAACATCAACCGCACCAACAATATGGGCGTGAAAGGTTTGCTGGATTACAAGGAAGATTTAACCAAAATCCAAAGCGCAGACTTCGACGACAAGTATTTTATTGTATTGCCGGAAAGTGGAATGTGCTTCATGTGGGACTATGCAATTTCTCCATTTGTGGCAACGAGTTCACGCACTACCGATCCTAAGGATTTGGACTGGTATTTATTTGATAATTTCTTCGTCAGAAGCTTTGCGCAGTTACAAGACACTCTGTACTTTATTTCGAACAAGAGTTTGGAAACGTATTACCCAATCGTTAAATTGTCCGATTCACTGTCGGATTTCGATTATGAGAACTACAAAGAAACTCCGTTTGATATCAGGGTTCCAATAAGTGCGCATTATATGACCTCTCTGAACGAGTACAACGCTGTTGAGCAATTAAAAACCATCAACAACATTTACGTACAGTGCAGAGCGGATAAACCAACAGTCATTAATTTATCTTACATAACCGAAGAATCTCCTTATGGGGAAGTCGAACCTGAACCTATTAGAGTTACAGGAAAGTTATGGGAGATGTTTTCGTGGAGCAATTTTGCGTATGACGTTATTAACTTTGTGAACACGTTCAGAAGAAGATGCTCCATTAAAAAGATTCAGGTACTAGGAGTGAGATTCTGGAATGACGAACTGGATAATGATATGTCCATTTCTCATTTGGCTTTCCAGTACCGAATCGTAAAATTCATTAAATAGGAGGGAAGATGGTAGAAAAATTTGAAAAAGTCGATTGGCGAGAATACGAATTAGAAGCCGATGACGGTTTTCTGAATGCCAATATTTACCCCAACCCTGCCAACCAATTAGAAACTCGCAAACAGTTGCAGTCACAACACACGCAGTTGCAGGACTATGTGAATAACACCGTCGTTCCGGAACTGGATAACATTCCTACCAAGGTTTCCGACCTCACCAACGACAGTGGCTTTATCACGGCCGATGCAGTTAACTTAGAGAACTATTACACCAAGGACGAAACCTATACCAAACAGGAAGTTCAAGAACAGATCGGGTCTATTGGAGCGGTCACAAAAACGTATGTTGACAGCCAAGACACCGCAACTTTGAACAGCGCTAAAGCTTATACCGATTCACACGTTTCAGATGTAACAAAAGCCTACGTGGATCAGCAGGACGGTTACATCTTGAACGGAACATCAAAGTTCTCAAAACTGGCTTTGGCAAGCAACCACGTTATTGAGGTTACGGATTCCAATGGGGTTGTAACGTCGTTCTCAATAGAATACGTTGAAACGGAATACAACCCAGAACCGGAGGGAACGTCAGGTGAATAAACAAGGCGATACCACTAAAGTATTTCTCAAATACACTTACGACGAAACCCCCATTGAAGAAGAAACCTTCGACGAAATTGTTTTGCAGATCAACCAAGAAGGCCAGAGTGATTCTTTAACGTTCAAGTTATCGAACAACACGATTCAATTGGATGGTGGCACGGGTTACTACTATATTCAACTTACTCAGGCGCAGTCCCTTAAATTGGGACGTACAATGCGCTATCAGTTATCTGTCAAAAAAGGAACGGAAGTCTTCTCATCCGACATTGGTTCTATAACGGTAGGTGAATTACTAAGAACAAGCGAGGTGTAATATGCCAAGTTTAAGCGGAACTATTTCATTAGGAGCTAATAGTATTGGCGGAAACATCAGCGCTAACAACGTAAATCTCAATGGAAGTGTGGTATCAGGCGCCGAGTTAGGATTAGCAACTTGGGGCAAAATCACCGGGGATATCAACGACCAGTCAGATTTAATTTCACTTACCGACAAAGTTCACGTTGATACCACGGCACACTGGAATGCACAACCTTCTCTAGTAGGAGAGTTGGGACATATCTATGTGTACACTGACTATCAATTAGTTAATGGCGAGTATTTGCCGGGTATCAAAATTGGGGACGGAAGTGCGTACTTAATTGATGCGCCTTTTGTGGCAGGAGATAACTCATTATTACTATCCCATATCAACAACAATTCCATTCATGTTACAGCAGAGGAAAAGTTGTTTTGGGATGACAAGGTTACGTGTTTTCTTTCTCAAGGGGACAACGAAACCGTTATTTTTACAAAGGAGGACTTAAATGGCTGACATCAGCAAAATCACATTGCCAAGTGGGTCTACCTACAATATAAAGGATGCACAGGCAAGATCGGATATCTCAACCATCCAGTCAGCAATAAGCGGAGGTATGCACTATATCGGTGTAACTACCACAGCTTTGGCAGATGGCGCTAGTACAAACCCGATCACAATTGGTGGCAATTCGGTTACCGCCAAGGCAGGGGATATCGCTATTTACGGCTCCCTTGAATTCATATTTTCTGACACCGATTCAAAATGGCACGAGTTCGGTTCTACTGGTTCGTTAAAAGCTTTAGCGTTCAAAGACAGCGCAAGCGGTAGTTTCACCCCGTCAGGAAGTGTTTCTAAACCTACGTTCACAGGCGCTTCTATGACGTCTACGGGCAGTTTCACCCCGGCCGGAAGTGTTGGCTTAACCACTTCAAACAAGACTGCTACGGTAGCTCCAGCGTCTTCAGGAACAGCTACATACACACCGGGTGGAACAGTATCTCAACCTTCGTTTACTGGATCAAACACAGCTGTTACGGTCACCGCTACTGCCAACACGAGTGGTAACTATCAGCCAGCAGGAAACAACAGCGGTGGTGCGGTTACGCTAAATACCACAACAGTGAATTCCATTACAGCGGTAGGCTCGATGCCGACTTATACAGTGGCAAGCGAAACCCTTACGATTACGGCAGGAACTACTCCAACCAAGGGTGCCGATACGACTGTAGCAACATCGGTTAAATCATTTACACAGCCGACATTTACGGGCACGAAGGTGCAATTGGCTGGTTCATGTACGCCTAACGGATCGGTTTCTCAGCCAAGTTTTACAGGCACTGGTGTGAGACTGGTCACAGGAAATATCGCAGTTCCAACAAGTGCAAGTTTCACGGGAACGGAAGGGGCTGTATCGGTAAGCGGAACCACGACAGGCGACGTTTCAAAGCCTACATTCACGGGTTCGGCAGGTACAGTAACGGTTAGTTAATGGCCGATATTTCAAAGATTAAAACACCAGATGGAACCACCTATGATGTAAAAGACGCTATTGCCAGACTCAAGTTTTACGCATTAGACAGGAGCTATGGATGGAACAGCATAGCCAACGGAACTGATCTAAATACGCTTACCACTCCCGGAAATTATCGCTGTACCAACACGGCCACGGCTCAGTCCTTAGTCAACAGCCCTGTTCAAACGTGGTTTGTCATGCGTGTGGGATATGCGGACGGGTCAACGGTGAAATATGAATCGCAAGAAATAATTGTTGGCAACAGTGGTGTTAGATATTACCGTTACAACAACAACGGGACATGGCAAGCATGGCAAAAATTCGATAAAAATACTAATACAACGTATTCCGCTGGCACCGGATTATCCTTAAGTTCCACTACGTTCAACCACAGCAATTCCGTAACAGCGCAAACGACTCAAGCAGTTTATCCCATTAAGATAGACGCACAGGGCCACATAAGTGCTTATGGATCGGCGGTCACAATTCCGTCGGCCGTTACTGAATCTACAGTCAGCGGATGGGGCTTTACTAAAAACACTGGTACCATCACCGGTATCAAAATGAACGGAGCTTCCAAGGGCACATCAGGTGTAGTTGATCTAGGCACTGTATTAACGTCTCATCAGGATATCAGTGGCAAAGTTGACAAGATTAACATTACTGCACAAACCACTCAGGCGCTGTATCCCATTAAGATTAACGCCCAAGGCCAGATTACGGCGTATGGTAGTGCGGTAACGTCCATGACACCTAGCTCCCATTCACACGGGAACATCACAAATGCTGGAGACATTACAGCTACAGCGACGATTGCTTCTGGGGACAGACTGGTAATCAATGACGAAAGTGCTTCGAAGGTAACCAATTCTTCGATCACGTTCGGAACGGATACCACGAAGTTCCTGAGAAATGATGGAACGTGGGCAACAGCAGGTGGTGGAACAGCCTCAACAATCACTGAAAATACGGAGTTCAACATAAGTGGGACTTCGTTCTACATCGAATTAGTTTCGTAAGAAAGGAGTGTTAGAGTGGCAACAATTAAGTTGACTAACGATGTTCTATTAGAAGCGTCCAGCGTCAAAGGTGGCATAGACGTATCAAACAAACTTGTATCAGGTTATGTAACGACATATACCGCTACTCAAGACTGTTGGGTAAGACATGCGCCGGGGTCAAACGGATCGCAAATAAACCTTTATAAACCCGATGGTTCTTCGTATGCTGGCGTTATATCGTCTTCGAGAAGCGGGCACATGAATGTTCTGTTTATCAAGAAAGGTCAAAAGGTTACGTGCACGTCAGACGATATGGATGTTTTTGGAACGTTATAGTTTTACAGAAAGGAATTCATGGCAAAGGTTCTAAACAGATACAAAATCCTTAACGACGAACAGGGCTATGTAAATGGCTACTACGCCGTGCTGGATGATGATTACGACTACTACGGGCAGATGGCGGATTTCCCGGAAGCCTGCGAAGGCTGGGTTAAATTCGTCAATAACGACTTTGTAGTAGATGAAACAAGGAAAGCGGAGATTATCGCACAGAGAGAAGCAGAAGCCAAAAAGCCTACCGATCAGGACAGGCTGGAAGCTCAGGCTCTCTATACTGCCTTAATGACCGACACCTTATTACCGGAGGAGGAATAATATGCACTCACCGATGTTCGAAAAAATCAATCACTTCTATAACGAGGTAGTTCCAGCGTTATGGACTAAACAGATGGTATTCAATGCCGTCCCAAAACTAATTACGGAGGCTGAATATGAAGAGATTACTGGAGAGGCTTATCCAGTGGTGGAGGAATAATATAATGCATTCAAGATATTTCGCAAAAGTAAAGATGTGGTACGAAAAGGGTTTATGGACCCTCGACATGGTATTCTCGGCAGTTCCTAAGATGATTACTGCTGATGAGTACAAAGAAATTACCGGACTTGATTACGAGTTCGTAGAGGAGTAGGTTATGGAACAATTCCTCTTGTACGTGGGCGTACTGGCAGGAATTTATGTAGCACAGACCTGCTTCAAGATCGCCTCATCCCGGAAAGACGGAACCTTCGATATAAAGAAATTGCTTGATGGTATTACGGACCACGTTATAAGGTTCGCTGGTATCATCATTTTCTTTTACGCAGGTTCTTTTATTTCGGACAAGCAAATCATTCCTTTGGGAGACAAAGCTCTCACAATCGACGATGCCTTGACTGCTTTCGCCTATGGCTTGATCGTGGTTCAGGCAATCAGTTTGTTTGGCAACATCCGTGAAGTTTACAAGATTGACGATGACGTCGTTAACAGAACTCTGAATGAGAGCGTAAAGGAGATCGGATGATTAGGACTTCACCCGTAGAATACGGAAACCCTGCTTATAACTGGAATTCCAGATACAAGTGGGAGTGCACATGGTATGTTTACGGGCGCTGTTCTGAGTTGGGTTTGCCATACCCCACATGGTGGGATCGTGCCACGGAAACCGGAAGTTACACCGATGCAAAGTTGTGGCCTCAGAACTACCGTGATCCATGGGTTCCTAAAGATAAATCCTACAGGCCAGTCGCACACGACATCGTTATTTTTAACGGTCCTTGTGGCCATGTAGCGTTTATCGAAAAGGTCGAGGGCAACCGAGCGTTATTGTCGCAATACATGTCGGGCAAGGAAGACTCTTTCTCCAACTATTCATGGGAGATCGGGACATCCTACACTGGCCCGTTTATGGGATATCTGCATTGCCCTGTTGAAGCTGTAGACCCTGTTTCGCACGACACAAACGACAAGAGCGTTGACCAGATTCTAACTACAGATGTCGCTTTAAGAATCCGCAATAAGCCGACGCTCAACTCCGATGTAGTGGGTCATGTACAAATAGGCTATTACAATGTTTTGTCAAAAGCACAGTGTGATGGCTACACGTGGTACCAGATTGCCAAGGACAGATGGTGTGCAGATATAACAACTAAGTATTTACCTGCCTCTAAAGAAGACGATTTCATGAAGAAGATTGAGGAATACTTCAATGGATTAAAGGGTGAAATTACAACGCTGACGGATCAGAGAAATGCT